TAGATATGAAGATCCGAGCAGCAATGCAGCAGACATCTCAACAAACAGTGTCCACAATCCAAGACCTGATGCGTAGAAGGCGTTTCGTATGACAACCTATAGTTTCCCATCAATAACGCCATCTTCCAGCACGTTTGAGCTGGTGACGAATACAAGGACGTTTCAAAGCCCATTGACCAACGCGGTTCAGACGGTGGCTAGAAAAGGTTCGCTTTGGAAAGCATCGCTTCAGTTCAACAATCTTTCGGGTGATGATCGTGCAGTCATGCAAGCGTTCTTGACTAAGTTAAACGGTCAGGAGCATCGGTTCTTCTTGCCTGATCATTCTTACACTAAACGAGGCGCAGCGGCGACAGTAACAGTCAATGCGGGTGCATTTGTGAATGGTACGATTTACGTTATCACCGTGGTCGGAACAACTGATTTCACGGCTATCGGTGCGTCAGCGAACACCGTTGGAATCGTGTTCACTGCAACGGGTGCGGGATCTGGCACAGGGTCAGCGACTGCTAACAATCTGTTCGTTGCGGGTGCTGGTCAGACTGGATCGACGCTAAACGTGGACAATGCTTCTTTAAATACGACGAACTATCTTCGTGCTGGGGATTACGTTGCTTTCAACAATGAGCTTCACATGGTCACTGATGACGTGGATTCAACGGGAACGGGTACAGTAGCGATACCTATAGCGCCACCAATCAGAAAGCCAACTGACAATAATGATTTGGTTGATTTCCTATATCCGGTCTTAGGCGTGTTCATGCTCGCAGGGTCTACGTCTTGGGATAACCAAGCAGGGATCATTTCGTCATTCACGGTTGAAGCAGTCGAGGATGTTCTAGCGTGAGCAGAGGTTTTCCCACAAATGTAGCAACGGCATTAGCCCAGCAGCATGTTGCGATTGTTACGTTCGCAAAGCTGGAGTTTCCCAGCGGGACAGTATACGTTCACAACTCATTGGGAACATATACTTGGGGTGGTCAAGATTGGCTTGGGGTCGGTGATTTAGGTTCTATCAGTCAGGTCGAAGAAGGTATCGACGTTAGCCCTTATGCAATCACCTTAACTTTGTCAGGTCTTGATGCCACGATATCAGGCGCAGCACTAACAGAAGATTACTTCATGCATCCGGTCACGGTGTACATGGGTGTCTTGGATGCTGACGATGCCTTGATTGCAGACCCTACGCAAATATGGGCTGGCTTCATGGATCAGATGAACGTTAGCCTTGGTGCTGACGGTGGCGATGCTATTCAGTTGATCGCAGAGTCTGAGCTGTCAAGGTTCGACGTTGCCAGAAACCTGATGTATACCAACGCAGCACAACAAGAAAGATACTCAGGTGATCTGTTTTTCAGCCATATCCATAAGGTTCAAGGTGCTAAATTTGACTGGGGCAAAAAGACAGCGGGAAGAGACGGTGCCCCTGATATAGATGCTGACGGCCCTGAATTTGAGATGCGATAGTGCAACTTCAAGTTCTACAAGCCTTGAACAAATGGCAGCGTAGAGACTTCACATACGGAGATGCTGACTGTTGTCAGTTCACTGGGTTTGTTGTCAAAGAACTTACAGGCAAAGACTATTTAGCTGATTTCGACTATACTTCAGAAGACGAAGCGTATCAGATTATCAAGTCAAACGGCGACTTAAAAGACACAGTTTCAAGTGTTCTAGGTGAATCAACAGAAGACTTTCAAAGTCTTCAAGACGGAAGTCCCGTTTTAGTCAATTTGTCTGGTACTCAACTTCTGGGCGTTAAACTAGGCAGTCAGGCGGTTTGTTTAACCTTAAAAGGTTTCGCTAGATTGCCCAAAGAATTAATCGTTTCAGGGTGGAAAGTATGCCTCAAGTAGTAGCCTTTGCAATGACCGTTATTTCCAGCGCAGTAAGCATTGCTTCTGCGGTTGGCGGTGCAATGCAACTTGGGACTGGTATCGCTGCAATCATTGGCGGCGGGGCAGCAATTATTGCTGGTGGAACTATAATTGCTAAAAAGGCGATGGGTCTTTTTGAAGTTCAGATGCCTAAAGTCGATACCGATGCATCAAGACAAAGAACGGTAAGATCAACCACTGAACCCTATAAAACTATCTATGGCGAGACTTTAGTTTCAGGCCCGATTTCCTATATCGGGATGACTGGGACTGACAACGAAGATCTTTATCACGTTATAGCCTTAGCCGGTCATGAAGTCACCGATATCACGGATATCTACTTTGATAATGAGCTGATAGAAGATTCTCAGATCAATGGCGGCCCTAGTGCTGGTGGTAACGTTACCGCAGGGACTTTCGGCCCAAAGAACAGCACAACTATCTGCATCATCAACAAGCATCTAGGAACAGCAACACAAGCTGCTGATTCCATGATGGTCAATGCGTTTACTGATTACACTTCAGCTCATCAGGGAAAAGGCATCGCGTACATTGCGATGAAATGGAAGCTGAATGAAGATTCGGCAGAAGTCTGGGACAAGTACGCCCCGACTGACATCAAGGCTATCGTCAAGGGTCGAAAAGTCTACGATCCAAGATTGGAATATGCAGCGGTCGGGACTTATGGGCAAGACGTAACCAATGCCAGTTATATAGCGTATTCAACCAATCCAGCTTTATGTTTAGCTGATTATCTGATCAATGCTGATTTTGGTATGGGCATCGCAGTAGCAAAAATTGATTGGGAAGCGATAGTCACTGCTGCCGATGGGTGTGATGTTTCTGTTGTTATTCCAAGCGGTACGCAAAAGCGATTCACTACCAACGGGGTTTTATTTGGGACTGATTCACACCGGACAAATATAGACAAGATTTTGTCGTCAATGAATGGCAATCTTGTTTACTCCAATGGCAAATACATTGCCCACGCTGGGATCTACGAAGCACCTACGGAAAGCCTGAACGAAGATGATTTGATTGGCGCGATTTCAATCAAGACATCGTTTGAACGATCAGACCGATTCAATACAATCAAAGGTATTTTTGTTGATCCAGCACAGAATCACAAGTCTAGTGAGTTTCCAAAGGTTCAACTAGCTGACGCTGTCACCAGGGACAACGGCGAAGTCTTAGAAAAAGAAGTCCAGTATCCCATGACAAACTCAAGCTATATGGCTCAGAGATTGTCCAACAAGTTAATCCAGTTAAGCGATCAGCAGAAGGTTGTGTCGTTTCCAGCAAATCTATCAGCGTTAAGAATAACCGCAGGGGATCGGGTACAAGTATCTGTCGATGAATTAAGCTGGTCAAACAAAGTCTTCATGTGCGTTGGCTGGACGTTTTCAGATGAAGGCGGGGTCAATCTTACGCTTAGAGAAGATTCTTCGACTTCATACTCTGATCCAGCGGCTAACGAATATTCCACGCTTACCGCTACAGGCGACATCACAGACGCATTCAGAGGTGTTCCAAGCCCTTCTGGTTTAAGTGCTACTGCTGGGTTAAAGAACAACGAATTGAACTGGGTGAACCCTGCAAGACCGGCAGACTATGGGACTATCTACATCTACGCTTCGCCCAATGGTAACTTTAGTTCAGCAGTTAAAATTGGTGAAACTGACGGGACGCAGTTCATACATGATGCGTCCAACTCAGCAGATTCAGTTAGCGCAGGTGATGTACGATATTACTGGGTTAGAGCGGTTAAGAATGTAGGAACTGATGCGGCTAGTCAGTCTAACTTAGAACCAAATACTGATCCAAATACGACAGTATTCGCTACAGTTGGACGAGTTAATTGGTCTGACGTTTCTGGTTCTACAAATGCCCCAGCGGATAACGCAACCGTAGGCGCACAGATATCCGTGAACCTGTACGATACCGACGGTTCGACGGTGATGAACCAAGATGACGTTAAGAACTCAGTCTTGGCGCAAGAAATCCTACAGGTCGAAGTCGAGTCTGGCGAAGTCTTAGATTTAGAAACAGGTCAAGACGTAGACATTCAGAATCTTGGTGATGTGGCGATCTTCGTCAGCGATTCTAATCAGACTTTGAATAGTTCAATCAACACAGTCGCGCAGAATCTATCGTCACTTGAAGATGCTGTCATAGATATAACATCCGGCGTGTCTGATATCTACATCCAAGCGAATGCGCCGGTCGCGGGTGTTGGTGGAATACCTGATCCCATACCTACTTTT